TCATCAACTGCATCAACCCTTGCTTCGGCGAGTACTATTGCGATGTCAACTCTCAACTCAACATGGTGGATGTATTCTATCGTGAGTTCACCTACACCGTGGCCCAAGCCGTTGAGAGGTGGGGAATCGAGAATGTTTCTCCAAACATTGCCGCCCAATATAAGGAAAGCAAGCGGGGTTCCTCTGCTGGATTGACCCGGGAGATAGTGGTTGCTCATGGAATCGAACCCAATTTCAACTCCAGAGAGTTCGGAGTTCCATCCCAGTTCAAATATCGCGAGGTCTATTGGGAGTGGGGAGGGTCAGCCTCCCCACAAGGGGGAAGTAGTTTCTCTCCTGGCTTACTCGACAAAAGGGGGTTTTATGAAAATCCCTGCATTACAGCAAGGTGGGATACTGTGGCTAATGACGCCTATGGTCGATCTCCTGCCATGGATGCCCTTCCTGATTGTAAACAACTCCAACTCCAAGTTCGACGCCAAGCCCAAGGGATAGATAAACAAGTTAATCCTCCCCTCCAAGCCGATATCCAACTCAAGAACCAACCAGCTTCCCTGATCCCCGGTGGGATAACCTACGTCGCTGGGCTAATGAGCTCCTCGAACCCTGGAATGCAATCGATCTACAACCACAAAATCGAACTGGGTCCGATGACCGAGAACCTAGAACTGGTTCGTCAGCGGATCAAACAAATATTCTTCAACGATCTCTTTCAAACCATTTCCCAGTATCAAACCCGGTCCAATGTTACCGCGGAGGAAGTCAATGCTCGACGAGCCGAATCCCTTATCATGCTTGGGCCAGTCCTTGAGCGATTGCAGCTTGAGCTCTTGGCTCCAGCGATCGATAGAACTTTTTCCATCATGTCCAGGGCTGGAATTTTGCCCCCCGCTCCAGCTAACATTAGCGGGGCGGAGCTCTCGATTCAATACGTTTCGATGCTCTCCCTGGCACAGCAAGCAGCTAAAACAGCTGGCATTGATAGGCTCTTGCAGATTGCCGGGTCCCTTGCTGGTATAGATCCAGCGGTAGTGGATAACCTCGATATTGACTACGCCTTGGCTCGCTATTCCAACCTGATGAACAACGATCCCCGATTGATTCGCACTCCTGATCAGGTCGCAAAGATCAGGACCCAAAGAGCCCAACAGCAGCAACAAGCCCAGGTCGCTCAGCAAGCCGACACTGCCCAGAAGCTAGCCGCAGGTGCTCAGACTCTATCCCAAACTCAGTTGGGCGGTGGGCAATCTGCGCTAGATTCTATGATGGGGAAGGCCGCCTAATGACCGTAGTCCGAGCCGCCAACACCAACGATCCTTCCTCCCTGACCGACGAGCAGCTACTTCGCGAGCACTCTCGTTGGGACTTCGCCGTTCGTCAAATCTCCCAGTGGGGTCCTGCGATGGAAAGGGCAGAGCGGGAGCGGGAACGATTCGCTGCGGAGATCAAGCGGAGGAAACTTGCGTGAGTTCCTGCCACCAAGCCCGCCAGCCCCGGTGTCAGGAAAGGGGACGGTCTCTGCCTCCTCCCTAGGGATCGTCCCCACCAATGAAAGATGAGTATGAACTCTCTCCAGAAGAGAAGCGTGAGGCCAAGCGCCAAGCGAAGGCTGCAAAGGTCCAGGAGGCTGAGGAGAATGCTGTTGTTCAAGGGATTATGTCAACGCCTGGGGGCAGGGCATGGATGCGAGGTAAGCTCGAGATTTGTCAAATCTTCCACTCAACCTTTACTGGGGAGGCCCTTAGTGGAGCCTTTAATGAGGGCCGAAGAACTGTTGGATTAATGCTGTTAACCGAACTCATGCGGGCTTGCCCCGAACAATATATCCGAATGATGGGGGAGCAATCATTAGGAGTTAATGTTTTGGAGTTAGAGGAGGAAGAAGATGGAAGCTAGGGTCTGGCAGGCTCTTAATAGGCATAAGGCGCCAAGGCCAAAGACTTTTGCTGAATTGGGTATTGATATTAAGAGCTTAATGGGGACTAAGTGATGGCCGAAGAACAGACGACTGGAACCGAGACGACGAGCGGAACTGGGACGGAGACCAGTGGATTGGAGCAGGGTCAGAGCCAGAAGGCTGAATCCACTCTCTCTCAGGCTCTTGGCGATGGAACCAAGACCGAGGACCAGCTAAACGCTGATAAGGCTAAGGCGCCTGTAGTCCCGGAGAAGTATGCTGACTTCACCGCCCCAGAAGGCCTAACCCTCGACCCAAAAGCCATTGAAGAGGCTGCGCCAATCTTCAAAGAACTTGGCCTCTCCCAGGAAGGGGCCCAAAAGCTAGTCGATTTCTATGGCAAACAGGTCGCCAAGCTTAGCAGCGATTCGATTAGTTCTTGGACCAAGACCCGGGAGAATTGGCGCGAAGAACTCAAATCCGATCCAACTCTTGGAAAGGAGCTTGCCCCAGACGGCAAAGTACCTGTAACCGTGAACCGTGCTCTGGACGGTTTGCAAAACCCTAAGTTAGTCGCCGACTTCAAGGATGCAATGAACACGACCGGCGCTGGGGATAACCCCGCCTTTGTTCGTGTTCTATACGCCTTGGCCAGCAAACTCACAGAGGGAACTTCGTACGCACAAGGCGGCCCAACCGGGGCAAAGAATGCTCCGCGATCTGCCGCTGCCGCTGTGTATCCCAACCTACCTTCAAACTCTGGAGATAGCTAATGGCCATTATAGGCACAACCGCAATCACCTATGCGGATTGGGCCAAGAGACTTGACGATGGTTATAAGATCGCTACCATCATCGAGCTCTTGTCTCAAACCAATGAGATCCTTGAAGACATGCTTGTGGTTCAGGGTAACCTTCCCACAGGTCATAAAACCACCGTTCGAACTGGCCTTCCTCAGGCCACTTGGCGCCTGCTTAACCAAGGCGTCCCGAACGCTAAATCCACCACCGCTCAGATCGTTGACACCTGTGGGAATCTTGAAACCTATGCAGTGATCGACAAAGATATCGCCGACCTTAACGGCAATACCCAAGAGTTTCGGCTCTCGGAAGTGATGGCTTTTCTTGAGGGGATGAGCCAGCAGGTCGCTTCGACAATGATCTATGGAAATCAAGGGGTCAATCCAGAACGGTTCACCGGCTTCGCTCCTCGATACCCAACCGTCTCCACCTCTGCCTCCCAGACCGCTAATAACGTTCTCGATAGCCAAGGGACTGCTTCAACCAACACCTCGATCTGGATCCATGTGTGGGGAGCGGATACTGCTCATGTGACCTTTCCGAAGGGTAAGATCACTGGTCTCCAACACCGGGATATGGGTGAGTGGCCTGTGCTCGACGCCGCGGGCAACACCTACCAAGCCTATCGAGACCACTTCAAGTGGGAGATTGGATACGTTCTTCGGGATTGGCGCTACGTTTCTCGGATCTGCAATATCGACATCACCCAACTAACCGGGGTGTCTGCGGCGAACCTGATCAATCTCTTGGTTCGGGCGCTCTACAGGCTCCCAACCGCTCCGGCCTCTGCAACCACGATCCAGACCTCTGACACTCCCCAAGTTCGAGCGAATATGGGTCGGACGGTGATCTACTGCAACAGGGTGATTCGGACCTATCTTGACCTCCAGGCCATGAATAAGACGAACGTTCTGCTTCGCATAGAAGAGTTTGACGGTAAGCCTATCACGACTTTTAGGGGAATCCCTATTAGGACGTGCGACGCAGTTTTGAATAACGAGGCCAGGGTAACCTGAGCTAGAGAAAGGAGCAAGATCATGATTATCGATGGCCTTTTGTCCTTCACCAACCCCACCTTCGGTGATCTAATCACCGCTGCCCAGACCAATTTCCCCTTCTCGAACGATATCGATTGGGGAATCTCTGGCCTCCCGGTCTCCTCGACCTCTCCAACCAACCAGCCCTTCCGAGATATGGGCATCGGCGATGACCCCGCCCTCAAGTTCTTGGTCGAGGTCACCACCGCCTTCGCTGGTGGCACCAGTGTCCAATTGATCCTTCAAGGCGCTCCCGATAACGGCTCTGGAGGTGAGGGAAGCTTTGTAAACTGGTGGACTTCCCCAGTCTACACCACCGCTCAGCTCCTACTTGGAGTCCGACTCTTCGACATGGACTTCCCTCGACCTCCGGCTGGCGTAGTCTTGCCAAGGTTTAGCCGATTGCTCTATACCTCGGTTGGGACCTTCACCGCTGGAGCAATCAAGGCCTTCATTGTGCTGGATCGGTTCGATCAGATCTACAACGCCTTGAACAACTCGATCCTTGGCGGCTACCCCGCTGGGGTTACGATCCCGAACTGAGGAGGGAAGCAATGAAGATCAATCGTTGGATTGTTGGCGGCCTATTCTTTGGCCTTCTCTCTGGGCTTGCTCTGGCCCAGGTTAATCGCTCGGTCCAGCTCTCTCAGGATGGTACCGGTCCTCTTGGGTACGACTTCACCGGTAAGCACCTCCACTCCTCGGTTGGTAATGGTGGTGCTTCTCCAGTCCTAACCGCCTGTGGAACCACCCCATCGATTGTGGGAACGGACTTTGCTGGTACTGTTACGATGGGCACCACCTCAACTGGTTGCGTGATCACCTTCGCAACTGCCTATTCGGGTGTGCCCAACTGCGTGTTGAACTGGCAAGGCACTCCGCTTGCAGCGCAGAACTGGACTGTTACGGCTACGGCAATCACAACGGTTCAGACCTCGGCTTCCAATAACCTCTTGAACTACATCTGTGTTGGGAGATA